ACATCAGGCAGAGAAAAGACTGTTTCACTTTCAATCAATGCCCTTTGCCTGATGCTTTTTAATTTGGTTGCGGCGGTACACATCATATTTTACCTGAAATTCTTTTCCGTTATTTTTCCGCTGAACAGCCTTGACAAAAACAGAAAAGCGGTATATAATAATAGCAGATATAAAAGTCCAACTGTTATACAAAAAAATTGGCTATAGGAATGGTGGTTCCTATAGCCTTTTTGCTGTCTACCTATGTTTATTATTGTAATATTTGATTATCGCATCGGAAACAATTCCGGCAATAACAGACATTACAAAAGATATGATAAGTTCCAACTGTTATACACCTCCTTTCACAGTTAAAAGGAGTGCAGCAGACAGCAAAACATATTATATCAGATTTTACACAATTTTGTCAATCAACTGCCATATTTCGCTCGGTACAGTTCCATATATTCCGCATGTAATACCGGACTATATTCAAAGCGGCTGATATTGCTGACAAACCTGTGATACTGCCGTTCCCTGAATAATTCCTTCAATGTACCCGAAGCCCTCAGACACCGCAGAGCCTTAGCTTTGTGAGCTCTTACACATTCAATACTTACGCCCATATCTTTAGCTATCCACGGCGTTTTGTGGTCATTAAAATAATACTCGTTAATAATACGGTTCTGCGGATATTTCAGACCATTCACAACTTCATGAAGTATTCTGTATTCGTCTTCCTGTTCCACCACAGCCACAGCATCAACAGCGTTTTCATCTTCGATAATGTCGGCTAATGTGTTGCCTTCCGGCTCTTCATCATTCAAGGGAACGTCAAGGCTTGTACAGGTGTTAAGCGGTTCATTCTTCTGCTTCTGTGTTCTCGCTCCCAGAAGTTCAGCCGTCATATTTTTGAAAGGGTATGAAAGATATGTAGTGAACTTGGTTTCACGCTCCGGCTTGTACCCCTCTATCGCTTTGAGAAATGCGGCATAACTGCTTTGCTTTAAGTCCCACACATCAACACCACATTGGCGGAATCGCTGTTCATACGCTCTGTATACTTCATCAGCTTTCTTATACATAAGATTCCGGACACGTTCCCAGAGTATCGGAATAAATTCGTCATTGCCACCCTGCTTTATAAATCCGGCTAACTGTTCGTTATTCACATCTTCGCCCCCTTATTATTTCAATGTCAAGTTTTGACAAGTTCCCGATATTATTTTTTCTTCAACATTCTTCAACATCAAAAAGAAAAGCCGCTGTTTTTAGCGGCTCTTTTCATGCGATATTTAAGCCTTTGCTATCGGCTGATAATAAATTCCCTTCGCCTTGTTGTCAAGCACAAATGCATCATAATTGATTCTGCCTTCAACAAGTGAGCCGCTTATTCCCGGCGGGTCTTCATGTACTTTGTAATCTTCAAGCTTTGTCGGTGCTACTGTTGCACATGGGTGAGCAATCATAAAGCCAAACGCCTCCGGAAGTCTTGCGGAAGGTACTTTGATTACTGAACAGCCGTCAAGCATACCTATAACACCCTTTAGTCGCATATCGTTCCCGATGTCCGTTTCCATTGTGATATCCTTGCACTGCTTCATAAGTGTGTATGTAGCCGGAGTTACAAGCAATATGCGCCCCGTTTCCGGTACATTCGCATCGTCAAGCACCTGATTCCCTGCAAGAACTTCCTCATAGATGTTAGTTTTAGTCAGTGCCTTAGCTGTTGCCTTTGTTCCTGCACTGGTACACATAACACCATATATATAGCTGTCAACTTCCGGAATAACAACTTCTCTGACCTGTCTTTCAAGTGCTGTTGCCGCCTGTAACTGCTGTACTGTTTCGTCAGTGTCAAGCTTATCAATCGCAAATGTGAAAGAACGGTCTTTCGTAAGTGTGAAATCCTCAGTAGTTGCATCAAGTCCGGCAACTGTTCCATAGCGTGAAGAAGTTTCACCCGTTCCGGCTCTGTCATAGTCATTCATTGCAGATGTAGAAACCTTGTAAACCTTGACAGTTTTTGCACCGCTCCACTCAAAATCATTATTAGTAAGCAGTGACTTCTTGCTTTCCTGTGTGAACTTTTCGTCCACATAAGGTAAAAATTTTGTTGCTAAATTTATAGCCATTTAATATTTCAATCCTTTCAGCTATCGCAAGCCCATAGCCTTTCGCATTTCTGAATTAAGCTGAGAATCTGCATTTTTAAAATCCAGACTTTGCCCCGGCTGGAATCCACGAAATGTTACTCCCTGGGTCTTGTTTTCATTTATAATTTTTTCTATCGCATCAATACTTTTATTCATTGATTCATCATCTGAGAACCTGAGCACCTCCGCCAATTCTTTCGGCAGTCCTCTTTCTGCAAGCTTTTCCCTTGCGGTCATTGCAAGTTCACGCTGTTCAAGCTCGTGTTCTCTCTTTTCCAGTTCCGCCGAATTTTTGCCCTTATCCCTTGCAAGACGTTCAGAAACAATCTTGTTTACTTCATCTTGTGTGAATGTTTTTTCCTTCGGCTGATTCTGTGTTCCCTGCTGTTCTTCGGTTGCAGTACCGCTTTCTAATTCAAATCCCATATATAACCTCCGTTTTACGTCCTGAGTGGACTTAATAAAAACAAAAAGACACGAGCCAACCCAAACGCAAAAAAGGTTGTTCCCGTGTCTTAATGACTAACCGTTATAAATGACAGACAGTGAAAAGAAGCTTGAAAAAACTGCTGTACCAGTATAACGGCGGTACTCGTGTTATTTTGTTTGATATAATTATATCACATTTCTTTTACTTTGTCAAGTGGTTTTACTGCATCATTTACAGTTATGTAAATATGGTGAAAAGGCTTGTGCTTATCGCTGTTTAAAATTTTGACACAGCCATAAAGACCGCACCGCCATTTCAGCCACTTCACTATATCCCCGACCCTTTTCGCTTCGTGCTCCTGATAGGCTATTTTTATTTTCATGGTGTTATTCTACCCCTTTCTTCTTGCTCTCTCTGCTCTGATTCCCAGTATGTAGCCATAGTTGAAGGCATCACACATATTAAATTCTTCCTGATATTCTCCGCTATACCTGCGGCGGAGGTCATTAAGTACCCATTGCACCGGATTACTAAAAAACAGCCCTATCCCCTGATGTTCCACTATATCGGCATCTTTCTTTGCTTTCAGAGCCTGCGGAAATGTAGGGTAATTCTTCAAGTCCATTCCGATAGCTTCAAGAAATTCCGGTGTAACTTTGAAACCGTCTGCATTTAATTCAAATGTCTTTAATGTTTTTACTTCCATAATAATTTTCCTTTCCGTCTATTGACATTCCGGAACAAAACCGCTATAATTATGTTACGGATTCGTTCCGACTTTCCGTTTCTGACTTTACACCAGTACACATGGTGTAAGGTCTTTTTTGTGTTTTCATCTATCAAGACTGCAATCAATGTTTTCAAGGTATGATTCAATCCCGCTTAACTTTTTATGTATCTTTATAAGCACAGCAATTTTCAATGCTTCAAGTGCAGCGCCATCTTCAAGGCTTTCAGCTAGATTCAATATTTCCTTGGCTTTCTCTGCAAGTTCACGTTTTTCTTCTTCTGTCATTTTTTTCTTCCTTCCCCGTGGCAAATACATATATAAACTACTCCTAATCCCTCCTAAACCCCGCAATATAATTGTTATTAAGTGGTACATAGGAGTACATAGGAGAGGTTTATTGTGTTGTTACCACATCACTAAATGAATATTTTTTCTTTTTACTACTACATTTTGAAATATCCATTTTAATATTACCACGCTCGAACAAATCTTTTTCAAGCTTTTTGAGAGCATAACCGAGCTTTTGCGGATTATCGGCGATGGATTTCCCCATTACAAACTCACCCAGTTCAAGAAGTTCTGTAGCTGTACCGCTCCACCAACCGTTATCGCTCTTGCTGACAGCGTATTCAATAGTTCTGTATACCGGGTTATTTCTGAATTCCTCTGTTGCCCTCTGTTCCCTGATTTCGTCAGCGTTTCCGATGACTTTCCATTTCCATATATCCTTGTCAAATGTCACCATGTCATTTATCTGTGAAACGTCACGCCCTGTTATATGTAATACTGCGTTGCTGTCGTCCCGCTTGTCCTTTACCATTACGAAAATAGTGTCAGCCGCCCCCATGATTCCATTAGTACCCGAAATCATATTGAAAACATCGTCATCATCTTTCATTTTACGTGTATGATGTACAAAGAATATACTAACGCCCTGTTTATCAGCAAAAGCCTTTAACATTCCCATTTCCCTATAGTCCTGAGCATATATGGTTTCACGTCCCTGTGCCTGACCTCTGATTTTCTGCAAAGTATCAATTATAATCAGTTTTGTTTCTGGAAACTGTTTCAGATGCTCTTCCAGTACTTCAATAAGTCCGTCGCTTAACGTCGGGGCTTCTGTTGTGAAATAGAACTGTTCAGGTGCTGGCTTTCCGTCAAGTACCTTGTTCATTCGGCTTTGCAGACGTGACAGGCTGTCTTCAAGTGCAAGATACAGAACCCCGGCTTTATTGGTCGTGTACTTCATGAACCGACCGCCCGAAGCTATTGAAAGCCCCATATCAAGCACAAACCAGCTTTTACCGATTTTTGAAGGTGCTGATATAAACGACGTACCTTCCGGAAGGATACCGTTAACAAGGAATCTGACAGGTGGAAGGCTAGCCCTCTGCAAGTCCGGAGCTGATATCACACTTAATGTATTGGCACATCTGGGAAGTGTAACATTCCACACATCTTTTTCAGCTTCAAGAACTTCCGCATAGGCTTTATAAACTTCCTTTTCAACTCCGAATTCTTTCGCCTTGTTCATAATAAGCGAAAAATTACGGCGTGTCATTTCCTCGTCTCCGTCAGAAACCATAAGAAAATTATTTATGAATCCTTTGTCTGCAAGTTTGTAAATGGTGTCTTTGCTGATTTCGGGTAGTATGATTTCCGAACTCAATCGCTTTCACCTTCCCCGAATATTGCCGAAGCACCGAACTTTTCAATAAGGAACTTAGCTATAACTTCCGCTGGTATGTCCTTATATTCTGCCGATACCATAACCATCTCGCCGTTTATTTCCGCATATGTAGCAGATACCGGAATACGGCACATTTCTTTGCTTGCCATGTTTAAACCTCGCTTTCTATGAGTTCTTCCACCTCAACGCCTAAGCCAGTAGCAATTTTAGCGGCTGTTGCAGGTGTGCAAGTTCCACGATTCTTGATTGTTGAAAAATTTTGTCTTGATACGCCCATTCTTTTAGCCGCATCAGCAACTTTCAAATTTTTCTTTGCAAGAATAATTTCTATTTTTCCTCTGCTGATTTTCATGTTATCACCTCTGTTTATCCGTTTAACGGATAGTTTATGGCTATATTATACTCCTTTAAAATGATAATGTCAAGTACTTTTTAAACTTTTTTTGAAAAACTTGCACTTTAACGGATAATGTGTTATAATTCACTTATTAGGAGTGATAAAAATGACATTAGGCGAACGTATAAAAGCAGCAAGAAAAGAAAAAGGAATAACGCAAAAAGAACTTGCTGACCTTATTAACAAAGGCTTTTCAACTGTTCAAAAATATGAAATTGATGTAATTGAACCGCCTATTAGTGTTCTTGAAAAAATTGCTAAAGCTTTAGAAATAGATCCTATGACACTGATTTATGGTAACACTTTAGAAGTTATGCAATCAATTGATACTGTTAAAAAGGCTATTGAAAGAAATCAACGAATTTTTGAGAAAAAGCCTACGGAAGAGGATATGAAATTTATAATAAAATGTAATGAAAAAAATAAATTAAAGCAAGACACCATTGCCAAATATGACAGTCTGAACGCCCTTGGGCAAAAGAAAGCCAATGAATATATTACAGACCTGTCAGAACAAGAGAAATACACAACGCCGGACGAAGAAGAAAATCCTAGATAATCCTAGAGAACTGCCCGAAGCGGTCGAGAAGCGGTCGAGAATTCCCCCCGTGAACAAAGAGCGAACAAAGAGATCTGTCCAAAATTGGGGAGATGTCCGCAACTGAAAGGAAGTGAAGCCCATGAATAACGCTGTAATATATGCCCGTTACAGTTCCGCCCAACAGTCCGAGGAGAGCATAGAAGCACAGGTGAGAGCCTGCAAGGACTATGCGGCGACTAAGGGCTACAACGTCATAGAAGTGTATGCTGATGAAGCTGTAAGCGGTAAAGGCTCAAAGACCGCAAGCCGTGTGCAGTATCAGAAATTACTCAGGGACTGCCGCAAAGGTGCGTTTGAAACTATCCTTATACACAAATATGACCGCATCGCCCGTAATGTCGGGGAACATGTCAATCTTACGGCAAAGCTTCAGGAAATGGGCGTGGAACTTATCGCAGTGGCTCAGGACTTCGGCAACAGCAACGAAGCTAAAATCATGCGTACTCTGATGTGGTCGCTTTCTGAATACTACATTGACAATCTGGCAAGCGAAACCCGAAAAGGCTTGAAAGAAACCGCTCTGAAAGGCTTGCATAATGGCGGCTATGCTCCTTTCGGTTATGATGTGGTTAATCAGCAGTATGTTATTAACGAACTGGAAGCGCAATTTGTCAAGAAGATATTCAATGCGGCACTTGAAAGAAAAGGCTTTAAAGATATCATTCAGGAGCTGGCAGAATGCGGCATAACAGGCAAGAGAGGAAAGCCAATAAAGTATACTCAGATTTATGAAGTACTTCGTAATGAGAAGTACACGGGTGTATATGTGTATTCTCCGGAGCAGGAGAAAAACAGAGCCGACAGAAGAGCCAAACCAAACGCCATAAGAATAGAAAATGCCCTGCCGATTATTATCAGCAAGGCACAATTTGAAGAGGTGCAGAAGATTATGAACGAACGCAGACAGACAGGAAAGAAAGCCGGATACTTGTGCAGCGGTCTTGTATATTGTGAATGTGGTGCTAAAATGCATGGTATGAAGTCAGAGCGTAAAGGACATACTTATCATTATTTTTATTGTTCTAAAAAGTGCGGTGCTCCGTCTGTACGCATGGAAAGCGTTGACAAATCAGCTATGGACTATCTGAAAACGCTCTTATCTGATGAAAACCAGAGCCGCATAGCCAAAGCCCTGAGAGAATATAAAGGCTTGGAAAAGGAACGCACAGCAGATTTCAAAACAATACTTGAAAGCCGTATAGAGGAAAAGCAGAAGCAATATAACACACTTATGCAGAACCTTTCAAGCGGTGTACTGCCTGCGGAAGTGGTTGCGGATATCGGTGCAGAAATGAAAGCTATCAAGGACGAAATAGCAAGCCTGAGAGCCACAGAGCCGCCGAAGGATTACACAGTTGAACAGATTAAGGCATGGCTTGAAGCTATTAAGAACAGCCCTGACGAAGCCGCCGTTCATCTTCTTATAAAGCGTATAGACATAAAAAACAAGACCGAATTCAATATACAAAGTACATTAAATACGGTCTTGGGTGATGTGTGTTGTGAGGGCTGGATTTGAACCAACGACCTTCGGGTTATGAGTTATAAACAAACTTTCCATTCATTCCATCAAGTACAATTAAGTATCGTAAATACGTCATATTTTAATGTAATACATCTCATTCCATCATCAGTTAACACATTCAGGAATATTTTTCTGGGGTCAGATTTGGGGTAAGTATTTTCAAATATACTTAATTAAATTTAATGCATCCGCAACCATATAAGAATTTCAATATGCTTTTAATCAGACTTTAAAACTATATTGAAGTTTTTATTACTGACCGTCATGTATTCGTACATGACGGTCTTATTTTTTTGCCCTCTCAATCTTACATGAATGTTTTTTCGATTCCTTATCGTAATTGATACCAACAAGAAGCACTTCACCTGAGTAATTTTTCAGGCAATCCATATACTGTTTTTCTTTTATCTGTTCTATAGCACTCTCAGCAGAACTGTCATATTTAAGTTCAACTATCATTGCAGGGTTGATGTTATTACTTCTCGGCTTAAAAACCAAATCAGCAAAACCTTTTCCGGCAGGCAGTTCACGTTCTATAATATAGCTTTTTCGTGCTGAGTAATACGCAAGTGAAAGCACACAGGAAAGAGAATTTTCATCATTATACTTTAGTATAGATGTATTATCCTGATGTGACTGCTCAATAAGTTCAGCAACTTTTTCCTCATCACAGGCAAGTGTCGCTTTAAGCAGCTCA